AAACTTCGGGGCAAACCGAAAAATGTCAACAGGAGAAAGTGCTAAGTATCAATGGATAGCCGGGTTTTGTTTTTCATGCTTCACACGCAAGGGGTCACAGATTCGAGTTCTGTCGTCTCCACCAAAACGCCCGGTTGTAGGGCGAAAGAAGAAATCCATGGAATCCTTGATATCGCAAGGGTTTCATGGATTTTTATTTTTCTCTAACATATAATCATAAAAGCAAAAAACAGCATATTACGGAACATAAGGCGGTGGAAATGGTGGTGGAAATTTTCCGACCATTTAAATATCGTTGAACTGAATTTTAATGTATATAATCAAAGAGCCGCCTTTGAGGTCTTTTCGAGTGGGCAAAAAAGTCTAGGCCCCCTTCTTTTGGGGGCCTAGATTTATAGTGCCCGTATTTTGCGCATTACACCCTCGTACACGCGAGGATTGACGGTGTGCAACGTGTCCATCAGGTCATCCATGATCGCCCAGGCGTCGTGCTGGTCAACACCGGAGGCGGCCCGCAGGAAATCACTGTCTCCATAGTCCCCAACTACCGAGGAATTCTCGGGGGCTGCCGGAGCAGCGGAGTAGGATACCTCATAGGGCATTTGGCGCTCCTGGCAATCCATGCGGTCGCGGATGGTGTAGAGGTTGGCTAACTTTGCATAGGCTGGGTAACTGCTCTCCCCATACTCCAGGCGAGCTATCTCAATATCTATCTCCTTGCGGTCAAGCAAAGGGGGCACCCCCTATCAGTCTCGCTCCAGCTCAGACATAAACCGCCGGATAGCCTCACGCTCATGCTCGCTGGTCGCGCTCTCCATCATATCGCGGGCCTGCTCCATCATGGCCTCTTTGGCATCATGGCGGCTATATCCGCCCATGCGCCCGTCACGGCTATAACCACCACGCCCATCTCTGGAGTAATGGCCCCGGACGTAGTGCTTGCCACGGTTTGCATAACTGGAGCCACGGCCATAAGCACCACCCTCATAGTCTCCGGCCTCAGAGTACCCGCCGTCCTCCTCCAGTGCACAGATTTTGTCGATATTCTTGATGGTGTCAGTGAGCTTGTGGGCCAGCTCCAGGTCGCCCGCACCCAGTTCACCCTTCCGGGCCAGCTCTTCCAGCTCCATCTCGAATTTTTCTTTCAGCTCGTATAGTGCTTTCATGCTATCCTCTCCTTTCACGCCTCACGGCTGACGATAATGTTGGCGTTAACGACTTCGACGGGCTGGGCGGAAATATTCCGAACGGAAATAACTGCCCCGTCTCTCGTCGCAAACACCTTTGCGGGGATAAATACATTAAAGAAATCCCCGGCAGCAGTTGGCGTCACCGTACCAACCGAGGCGGGTAGCGGCTCACCATCAATGGAAATGGCGAGGGAGATCGCGCCAGCAGTACCGCCGGCAGGTACAGCGATGTTAGCCCCAAACATCACCAGATACTTTGCAGTCCTCTGGCAACTGCGGGCACAAGGGCCGCTCAGACGAATGACGCCTGCGCCCTCTCTGTGCGTGATGCAGCCGTTGTTGCAAGTGTCCGGGGTCTCGTTGTAGACCACTGGCTGGTTGGGCTGTACGACCTGCAAATTGGCATTGGTAAACTCAGCCATAAAATCAGTCCTTTCTAAAGTGGTCGGAATCGACCAGTTTAAACCTATCAATTTCGATAGGGAAAGCGGCGAGGCTGTTGCCCCGCCGCTGTTGTCAGTATCGGCACGGGGCCGAACATCCAAGGAATCCTCGGAAGTTGATGTATTTGGTTTTAGCAGCCGCAGTTATTGTAGCCGCAGCAGCCGGTATAGGGGTTGGGCACCTGGTAGGCAGGCACGGGCATGGGGTTGATGCGCCGAATCAGCTCAGAGGTCTGAGCGTCAGACATGGCAGCAAGATAAGAGTTCTGTGCGGTCTGGCTGGCCTGGAACTTCAACGCCTGATTCTCAGACTGGAGGGAGGCGATCTTATCCTGAGTCAAGAAATTCAGGATTTCACGAGTACCAGCGTTCTGGCTGTCAATAATATCTCGTGTGCTATTCTGGATGGTATTCTGGATGGCGCAGGTGTTGGTAGCCATGTTGTAATTCACGCCGTCGATGGCGCGCTGGGTCTGGCAGCAGCAATCCTGAGCCTGAGCGGCCATGTTGCACATCTGAGACTGGACGCCGTTGAAGCCCTGGAGAAGTGCCACATTGGTGTTGTTGAAGCCGCTGGTGATGCTGTTGTTCAGGGCATAGGTGCTGTCGCAGATGCCCTGCTGGATAGCGGAGATACCGCGCTCAACGCCATTGAACGCAATGGCCTCGTTCACATCGGCACGGGTGGCTAGGCCCTGGAGGCCGGGATCGGTGCTGGCACCGCCACCGCCGAAACCACCGAAGCCGCCGCGGCCCCAGCCAAAAATCATGGCGAAGATGATGATAGCCCACCAGCCATCGCCACCCCAAAAGCCGCCATTGTTACAGTTGCCGCCGTTGGAGTCGGAGCCAAGAGCATAGCCAGTCGCAAAATCGTTATCCATTGTATATACTCCTTTGTCAGTTATTACATCGGGGCCGTACGCTCCCCGGATGTTTCCAAAGAGCGGTTTTTTGTCAAGACACCGAAAAACTGAAAAGAAGTGCTCTATTTTATTTCATGGGTATACCTAGTTGTCGTGCAATTTCCTCAACGGAGGTTCCCCTCTGTTTTGCCATGTTTTCCGCAGTCTGGCGAAGCTGCTGCGGGTTTTTCCCTTGAATGAGCCGCATAGCTTGAGCTGCCTGCGGATTCTGTCCAGCCATCTGCTGGAGCATTTGCATGGGATCCCCGCCGTTCCGCGCCATCTGGAGCATGGCCGTCATGGGATTATTCATCGGAGGCATCATTCTTTTTCCCTGCCTTTCCACCAGAAGCGGGCTTTTTCAGCCGTTCTATCTCGTCCTTCAAATTGTTGATGGTGTCCTTCATGTCCATAAATTCATCCAGCGGTGCGAAAGCAGGGGCCGGATTCTCCGTCTGTTGTTCTTTTGCCTGCTGTTGACCGTGGAACTCAAACACATCAGCAGCTCCGGTATTGGTATTAAAGCGTTTCATATAGACCACATTATGAGCGAGGTCGGGGAAAAACATAGGGGCTCCCATGAAGTCAACCGGAACCCCCAGCGCTTCTTCTCTGGAGGCCACAGGACGGCAGAAAAAGCGGGCTGTGTGTTTACATTCCCTTGCGCCTGAATGGTCTGTGATGGTTGCTGAGTAGGTTGCTGGGGCTGATATACTTGTGGAGCCGGAGCAAACGGGGTAACAGGATTGTAGGCCCCATAAGCCGGGTATGTGTAATTAGGAAACGCCATACTGACGCGCCTCCCTCCCCGCCTCCAATGCGGTTACGTAATCCTCTAGGCCCTCGTCATCTCCCTGTGCCATGTACCACATCGCTGTTTCAGCGGCACAATCACGGGACATGCCAGCGGCTACCATCCTCTCGATTAGAGTCATATCCAACACGTCCTTGTCCATAAAATAAGGAGTCCGTGAGGAGGGCGGCGACGTGTACCAACCCTGTATCCTCACGTCCTCCTATTGATATTGTCGCATAAAAAAACTTCCGCCGGGGGACATTCCAGCGGAAGTTTGGGGGCGTTATGTACCTTTTTGGAGGAATCCCAGCTTGTTTGCCGTGAACTCCACCTTTTCAAAGATGAAGGGCAGGTGCCGGTGGAGCGTTTTCCGGTCTATCCCGCAGCAATCGGCCGTGTCAACCTGCGCTTTCCGTTCCAGCAGATAGAGCTCCGCAATCTGCGTGTCGTCTCTCCCCAGATTGGCCTCGTGGATGGAGCGCTTCATTTCTGAGGTAGTCAACTCCTCTAATCTTCCAGGAAATCGAATCAGCGCTTTTGACACGTCCTGCACCTCATTCTTCCGGCGGCTCTGTGGGCAGCTTCTTCATGGCCTCCACCAGCTTTGCCGCCATCCCATTCCCACCCAACTCCTTGTAGGCATTGTACATGTCCAGCACGTTCTCCATCCCATAAATCGGGATATAACGTTGTTCGGAGTAGTGGTTGTACTCGGCAATGATTTCGCGCCTTAGCAGGGCCTGTACCCCATTCATAAGGGCATCGCTCTTCTGGTTGTCAGATTTGATGCGCTTCCGCTCTCGGGCGGCGACGGCCTCGATAATCGCCACCAAGACCACAGCCGCGCCGGAAATCAGTGGGCCAACCCACTCCATGGGCATCAGCCCTCCTTAGTCATCTGCTTATAAACCTGATTGATACCAGTGGCCGCAAGGCCGCTCACAATGCCAACAGCGGCGGCTGTTAGGTAATCACTGGCCGGGAACTCAGGCATGATGAACATGCCGAGGATGCCAAGCACCGCGCCAAACGCACCGCAAATGATGGGAATCCACTTATTGTCCAGTCCGGTAGCTTTGACCACCTGCCCGACGAGGAAGCAGATCACAGTGATGACTGCTACTCCGGTAATACCCAAAGAAGAAATGTCCATGATATGTACCTCCATCAAATCAGATTCAGCCGATCCAACACGACGGCCAGCTCCTGCCGGGTCATATTATCGCGGGGACGGGTGCCGTCCAGTACGCCCTTGTCTTTGGCCTTTCCCCACGCTTCAGCGGCCCAACTGTCCGGGGTATCCTCTGCATTGTCCTCTCCCGGTTCGGCTTGCCACGCCACGCCCAGGAACTCACAGATGCCTTTTGCGGTGGCCTCGGCCAGCTTGTCCCGGTACTTGCTATCCTTGAGATACTCCGTGTCCATCTTGTTGGTATGGAAGCCGTACTCAATGAGCGCGGCGGGGGCGTCCGTCTTGGCGAGCACGGTATACATCTCATGCTTGATAGGTTCATTTCTCAGGGAAACCCCGGCGGCGTGGAAAGTGTTGACCAGCTTGGAGGCCAGAACATTGCGCTGCGCCGTCATAGGCCCTGCGCTGGTGTAGATCTCCAGCCCGGACGCGCTCGACCAGCCCCCCTCCCCGTAAGCGTTGGTGTGGATGCTCACAAAGCAGTCCGGCTTTGACTTATTACTGATGTTGGCCCGCTCTGTCAGGCTGGGGTAATTGTCCGCCGTCTTGGTGAGCACCACGCCCACCCCTTGGGCCTCCAGAAGCGGTTTGATACGCTGAGCCATGTCCCAGGTAAACTCCCACTCTTTGTAGGTGCCGTCCGGGGAGCCGTTAACGTTGCCCGGCCCGTGTCCGGGGTCGAGGCATACAGTGTGCTTGCTCATAGGCTTGTCCTCCTGTTCCGGCGGCTTCTGGCCGCCCTGTTTGAGCCAGACGCAAATCCAGTTGTGCACCTTGCGGCTGGCGGTGATGCGCTCGCCGCCAAAGTCGCACTGGCTGGAGCCGCCCCCATCCAGCATGACGGCGGAGGCCCAGCCCAGCCCGGCCAGCTCGTCCCGCAGAGTTTCCGGCGTGGCTGCATCGGCGCCATCCGAGGAGCAGTAGAGGGCCAGACTGCCACCCCGCAGGCCGATGGCGCTGCGGCCCCTCTTGCCTCCCTGGGCCGAGCCATAGGAGGGTTTATCCACTGGCTCGCCGGAGGAAATAAGGGCAGTCACCGCGATAAAGTTGGCCGCTCCCTCGTACTCGGAGGTCATGTGGATGTCCGGGCCCTTGTCCCAGGCGTAGCCCATCGGACGCCAGGGCGTGCCGGAGAGCATCGCCCCGCCCACCTTAAGCAGCGGGCAGGGGGTGCCGTCTGGGTTCCACATGCCGCCATTGAGCACGTAATGAGCCTTTGTTTCAGCCTTGACCTGAGAGAGCGTCTTGCGGCAGTTGGTGACTCTCAGCTCAATCCGCTCCACGGACGAGAGCGGGACATATGTAATGAGCTTACTCATTTGATTCACATCCTTTTATTCAGCGATCCCGCTGTTGATTACTGTTCCGGGGCCAGCAGCCCGGCCAGCTTCTGGTACTCCTCCGGGGTAAGCCGGTCGGCGGCGAGATAGACATCCATCTTGTCCTGTAGGCCGTCGGTGCGGCCCCGGTCAATGAGCAGCTTGCAGAGGTTGTATACGGTTGTCATGGCGTCTCCTTTCTCATGTGGCAGCGGTGAGTTCCAGCATGCACAGCCGCGCCTCGTGCTCGGACAGCATGTCCAGAGTGATGTCCTCTGCGAGGGGCGGCTGGGGTTCCGGCTCCGGCTCTGGAGGCCGCTCAGTAGGCGTGATGCCCACCAGCTTGTCCCCCTCAATCTGGAGGTCACACCAGCCATAGGTCGCCCACACCGCGTCATGGAGGTGGGCGGGCACCTCTATGTAGCCCTCCAGCCAGCAGGCGCGCCGCCCGCTCTGGCTCTGGATCGGGTGCTGGCCGGTCTCCAACGGGTCAATTTGGATGATGGTCATATTTAATTCACCTCTTATTTCTAAACTATGGCGTAGTAGTGATATACAACTTGAGATAAATTAAGCTGCACAGTTGCTGCATCAGATGGAGTATAGTTATAATACCAACTGAAAGTTTTTCCATCCGCTGATTTTTTACCGTAAGAATCTCTTGAGTTGCTAGAGTAGAAAAAACCAAAGC